AGTGATGTAAAAGAAAAAATAAAAGGATTAAGAGAGAAAAATGAAAATACTGGATTAGCTATTGAAAGTGCATATAATGACATTCTACGTGATATCAAATCTACTTTAAATCTTCCAAAAAAACCAAAACGTGAAGACTTTATCAATGCTGCAAAAAAAGCAGCAGAAATTTCAAAAGTTTTAGAAGATGCAGTAAAAGCAGACACTATTCTTGATGCAGAACTTATTGGGTATCTACATCATTTTATTGGAATTGCTGGTGCTGCATTAAAGGAAAATAAACCTGGCCTAATTGGTGCAGCAGGAAAATCAGTTGGTTCAAAGATGGTTTCAACTGCTCAAGGAATTGTTAGTGGAATGGCATCACAATTGACTGAAGGTATTCCTTTTGCACCAGAAATGATGGCATTTGCTGGTGCTAAAATCAAAGGTTTTGGTGGTGGAGGAGGTGCATCCTCAGCACAAACAGATATGGCAGCAAAATTACAAGGTGGTGATATTGATACAGAAGGTGCAGAAGAAAACGGTGGCGTAACTTCACCAATAGAACAAGCAAAAGAAGAATTAATGGGAGGAGAATCCGCAGGTGGCGGTGCAGGAGGAGGACTTGAATTTACCAATGAATTGTTAATTAATATAGATGATAATCTACAATTCATTCGTGACAATTCTGAAACCGCAGAATCAAGAAGAGAACGACTTAGGGGTGGAAAAGCAAAAATACGTGGCGGAAGTCTAGTAAAAAAAGGAAAGAAAGGTGCTGGTCAAGATGATGGTGGTGGATTATTTGATACTGCAGCAAACTTTGCTGGATCTTTCTTAGGTTCTGGTGGTGGATTCAAAGGAGGACTCACAAATTTCTTCAAAGGTGGAAAAGGTGCAGGATTATGGAGTAAAATTTTACCAAAAGTTTTGACAGTTGGAAGATTTATTCCAATTATTGGTGCGATTGTTGCACCTCTAATTGATGGTATAATGGGGTGGTTCAAAGCAGATGAATGGGCAACAACCAAATCATCAGCAGTAATAGGCGCTGCATTGGGAGGAACAGGTTCGGGCGCATCGGGCGCAGGGTGGGGAGCACTCAAAGGTGGTATGGCAGGATTTGCAGTTGGTGGGCCGCTTGGTGCATTGGCAGGTGTATTAATTGGTGCTATTGCAGGATGGTTTGGTGGTGAGAGAATCGCAAAAGCATTGGATGCAATTGGAACTTTCTTTTCAGAAAAATGGAATTCTTTCTTAGGTTTGTTTGGTAAAGATGATAAAGCAATGACTAAAAGAGTCAAATTGAAAGAAATGGGTGAAGAAAGAATAGACTTAGAAAAAATGCTCGCAGAAGAGGAAGCGAAGAAAGGAAAATCTCTTGAAGAAGTCAGAAAGATGGCAGCCGCAGGTAAATCAACTTTTCCAGAAAAGGGTCAGGCACGGCGATCAGCAACACTTTTTGATGCTGATAAGGTTGCTAAATTGCAAGCACAAATAAGTTCAGCAAAAGGAGAAGAAACAAGATATATGGAAACTGGTGTGGAAGGATCACCTGACGAAATTAAAGCAAGAGTTGCTGCCCTTCCTGCCCTTATTGAAGAAGCAAAAAAGAAACGAACAACAGAGGGGGGTGGAAAGAATAGAACAACGGTAATTGGTGATGTGAAATTAGTTAATTCCTTAACAGAAGAATTAAACCAAAAACAACAATTGTTACAAAAGATACCATCTGGAAAAGAGGGATTGAATTTATTAGGCTTAGATCCTAACATACCCCTTCCGGCTATACTACATGGTGGTGAAGAGGTAATAGAAGCAGAAGAAGTTAAAGCATTAGCAAGAATCACCGAATTAGCAAAAGAGTTAATAGAAAAGTATGGAAAAGGTGCTCAATATAGGTTGATGGGCGGATTTAAGAATGAAAAGGGCGAGTACCAAAGAATAAGGGGAGTTAGGGGTGGAGAAGGAAAAGAAACGGCAGAACGGGCAATAACATTAATGGCGAAAAAGGGAATATCAGAGATATTAGGTGTACGGAAGGTAGGCACAACTTTAAAAGGAGGGGTATATGGAAGAGGAATAGATAAAGATATGCCAGAAGAATACGGCCGCAATGCACCTTCAAGTTTGACCTTTCTCAAGGATGCTATGCCGGAACTAATAGAACAGTTTAAAAGTATAAAGGATTCAAAATTACAATTAGCAGAAATGAAAACAGGGGGTGTTAGTATACCTTTTGAGGTAGCGATGAAAAACATCACAGGCAATCAATTAAATACTGCAGCGATGGATAAGATTGGATTAAATGGATCTGGTGGAAGTAGTCCAACTGTAGTTAGTGCGGATACTCACGTAACTAATAATAACTCCAGCACTATTTTACCACCAATTGACCCAGGCGGAGGAATGGGAAGAGGACTAATACAAGATGCTCGATCATAAAAATGAGATATAACCGAGCATAAGACATATTACGTAAGACTATGCTTCCGCAAGTTTCTTGAAGTAATCAAGATTCTCTTCATCAGAAGAGGGTATGATAGGTTCACCACCATCAAACGGAACCTTTACCGATTCTACGGTAGTTGGTGCAGTCATTGCTGGTGTTGAAACGTTTCCAAGAACAATATCCAAACGAGATTTCAAATCATCATAGGACTTGAACTTGTCTTCCCCGACAAACTCTGTCAAGGAATATTGTGCGTTCCAAGTTTCTTCCAACTTGGCTTCGTCCTCAAACAATGCTGCCGCAGTAACAAACTCCGACTTGTCATAGTTTGAAAACCCATCAACTTTACGAATCTTCAATTTGAAGTTCGCACCATCCCAAAGACTAAAAACGTCAATTGGTGACTCATCCTCAAACTCTGGATTAGCCATTCCACTAACCTTATCAAAGATTTTCTTTCCATAACGGAAAAGAAAATTCTTACCTTCGTTTTGAGGATTTGCTTTGTCTTCGATGACAAAGATGTTTGAGAAGTAAGTTAGTCTTCGTTTCTGTTTACGGGCGATTTCCTTATTCGCTTCGATACCTGAGTTCCAAAGTGTGGAGTTATACTCCGCCAATGGATCTTTCTGACCAAGAGTGGTCAGAGAGTTCTCAATATACCAACCGCCCGGGCCTTGGAAACCATGATTGAAGATTTTGGCCCACGCCATATCTTCACCGCTGGGTGGGGGAAGAAATCGAATAACGGCATAACCATTACCAGATTTATCCAGTTCTGCTTTCCAGAAGCGTTCATCTTCACGACTGAAATTGTTTTTTGGGTTACTTATCTTTTCAACTTCGGATTGAAGTTTCTGTAAGTCGTTTGACCGACTTGTCTTGAGGGATGCAAATGAATTTGCCATCGTCTTCTCCTTGTTCTACGTGTTTCAGATTATCCACTTTATGCATAATGTAATTCTACTTGTTTTTTAAGTATGTCTACGTATTTCTGCTTGTTCACAACTACGAATGGAGCATAATTATTACACATACTATATAGTTCCGGCCAGATGACCGTTTCCTCTATCTTCTCATTGAATTTAGAGGTGAAGTTTAAAATGGAATCTAGAATAACAAAGGTTTCCATCGAAACTTCTTCACCAAATACATGGCGAACTATTGGAGGATGTTGACCATCCTCTATATTGAAAATGTCATTGAAAGTTTTGTTCTCATCGAACACAACCTCTAGTTCATTCTCAAATACATATGGAAGACTCTGTATTCGTGCCTTCCATGCAATGTAATTACTTCTACCTTCTGGTGAAGTTACATTGCCTACCCACATTTCTCTTCCCTTAACAAAATTGGAAACGAGAAACTTAGTAAGTTCTTCATCTTTATAAATCTTCGATAAACGGATGAAGTGGTGTTTGTCTTTTCTTTTTTCAAAGGAAGCTTCACTTGCACGAACCTTTCCATGAAATTTAAAGTAATCGTATTCCTTCTTGTTGAAGTGTTGTTTCAACGACAAATATTTTTGGTACACTTCATAAGGAGTCACTTGGTATATCATATAGGAAGTTTTGATGTCTTTGGCATGAAATTTAATATTTCTGCCTCTTCCCTTAATTTGGTTTTAGTTTTAACGTTTACCAGCCCCGCAACCGTTTCCGATTCAAGACCATTTTCATCCGCATGATAGAGCATCGCATCTAAAAAACTCATTTTTGTTCTAGTAACGATTTCTTCAATTTCAGAATTGTAACGTTCTGATGTATACAAATTAAGTGGTTGTTCCATTCTATTTCTTAATTATAACAAATTATGACATCATTGTCAAGTTAAATCGTATCATTATTATTTTCAGTTTTAATACTTTCCGTTTCTTTGTGTTCAGGATCGTCTTTATCCTTGAACCAATAATCAGTTGCCTTAGCAAGGACAGCAACATAAGCACCCACCATGATATTAATTAAGTCCCTTGACTCGGCCGGTAATGCTCCATAAAATAACAACCATATTAAAAACAAAAAAGTAAAAACTATAATCATGGACAATGTAAATCTTGCCCACCAGTTCAGTTTTTTTCTTGTTTCAATTTTCTCATAACGTAGTGCTTCCATTGGATTACTCTCCCATAATTTATTTTTTAGGTCTTCGACCATTTCTTCGGGAGTATCAATTTTATTATCCCCCATTTTTATATGTACCTTATTAGCCATATCCCTATCCAGAAAATGGGGAGT